TTTTCTAATATAGCTAATATTTTCTTATATTTATCTCTATAAAAATTATTATATTCTTCATCTTCTTCATCTTCTTCATCTTCTTCATCACTATAATCATCATCCTTTTTCCCCCCTTCATAATTGAATAAATTTTTAGTTATTGAATGAAAAATACCTTCTTGACTTTCATTAGAAACGTCTTGCCCACCACCTTTATAATTTGTTTCATAATATTTACTATCATATTCAGATGAATTATAACTAGCACCACCTGTTGCTGCATAAGTATGTTTAGAAATACTTATATCAAGAGGGTTAGTATATACATCTCTATAATAATAATCGTCTGTTTTTTCTTCATCTTTTAATTTAACAGATAATCCATTTAACATATCAAACCAATTTGTATAGTTGTTTTTATATACTGATATATCGTTATCACCTGATTTATTGGGTTTTAGTATAAGTAGAGGACGACATGGTCTTCCAGCTTCCGTAAATATACGTAATTCATTTGTTGGAATATGCCAAGATATAGATATTAATACATTTATTAATCCATTTCTTCTATATGCTTTAAGTAATCGTGTTACAAATATGGGATCTCCTGTTATACCAAATAGAGTTCCATTTAAAAATACATTTGTTATATTTTTATTTGTATATAAATTGTAGTTTTTCAATGGAATAATTCCAATATCAATTAAACATTGCTTTATATTATCTATGTTTAAACCTGCTGTTATTTTTGCTAATAAAGATAGATTTTTAAGATATCCAATTGAACCACCATCAGGACTTTCAAAAGGGCACATCATACCCCATTGTTGTGAATGTAATCTATGTGGTCCAGTTATTTTTATACTTCTATCAATCGGTATATTAACACGACGTAAATGTGACATATATCCTATGTAACTAATTCGTGATAAATCTTGTACTTTACCCATTTCAGGATCTTCATCTGTTGCAAGACCCCATCTACCTTTCAATGATTTATTGAATGTTTCTGTTACTATCATCGCTGAAACCAATTTATATATATTATGTTCATTAATGAAATTATCATAATTATTTTGTTGTTTCCATGAACCATAATAATACATACTATCCATCGTGTTACGGATACTATCTCTCAACTTTTGATATGCCTCTTGAAATAACTCTGAAAGCATAAAGCCACTAATATCGACACGTTTATAAATATAACTATCTCTATCGCTGATAGGCATCACATTAATAACAGTTTTAATAAATTGTAATACAAGGTATCCCAAATATTTGCCTTTACTATTAAAATCTGATATATTTGGAAATATATCCATTGTCAATGTGGATTTAACATGTTCGAATGTACCGTATCTAACTTTATTTTTGAGATATTTAATAGCATCTTCTTGTGTATAAATTTTATATTCAACGTCATCTTCAATATATATTGCGCTCATTATTGAAGGTCTTATTAAATCATCAAAGTAGTTTCTTTCATTATTATTTAGTTTATTTCCAAATATAGTATTATATATATCTTTATCACTTTCAATACCAAATGCACGAAATAGTATAAATAAAGGTACTTTACCATTAAATGATGGAAGTGACACATATATTGATCCATATAAATATTCTTTTGAAGTCGAATTTTTAATTTTAATATCTTCATTTGACATCGCATCAATAATAGGGGTTTCAACATAATAAAATTCAACTGATCTTGGTGCCAATGCTCCTTTATCTGCAACACATCTTATAACACCTTTATAACCAAATCCTTCATCGTTATCATGTAATTTTGTGACAAATAGCTTATTTGTAACTATTTTTTCTTGTGCAACAATTACCTTTTCTTTACCATCAATAATGAAATATCCACCTGTATCATAGGGGCATTCACCTAATTTACGTAAAATATTAGACCCTTGATTTTTTAAAATACATATATCACTATGAAGCATAATAGGTATACTTCCAATCGCGACATTATTGAAAGTTTTTGTAAGTTCTTTTGCCGAATCTTGTGTAGTTATTCTTATAAATACTTTTGCAAAAATATGCGATTCGTATGTTAAATTTCTCATACGTGCATCATTAGGTGTAATTAGTTTAGGAGTACCATCTTCATATGTTGTTGGTCTATCTACATAAATTTCATCACCATTTTCTCCACCAACATACAAATCAACTTTCATTATAATATTGTCAAAATCATCGTATTTAATCATTGTTATAGGGTTATATGATTTAATAATATAAGGTATTTGGGATTTAATAAAATCTCTATAACTATCTAAATGATGTCCTGTAAATGGATATTTATGATCTTTAAAATATATATCTAATATATCCCATTCGCTACTAATCATACTTTCCTAATATATTGTATTATTATCTATTAATAAAATTTTTCTATATTAATTAACTACATTAAATCCTAAATCATAAATTATTAAACTACCATTATTTGGATCAACAATTATACTACATGGTATTCTTGCTTTTGAATCTTTAATAGTTAATTGTATTGTACCCCGATTATCATTTTGATTATGAACATCTTCTCCATATATATGAATATTATTGAGTTCGCATTTTAAAATTCTATTATTAAATGCTGATATATTTATGCTTTGTGCACCATTTAAAGCACCTATATCTATTCCATTATCATATACTGTTAATATACTATTGTTTTTTATTTTAATTTCAAATCTGTTATTAAATGATTTGAATGCTAATTGATTTGTGTTGGATCCAAGTGTTTTATCATCATAGACGATATCATCTAACCTTATTATTTCACCTTCATTTAATACATATTCTTGTGTTAGTAACATATCGCCCCAAGGCATATAATGAAATAAACTTTTAAACTCGCTGTTATTTTGATCTAATTTATATAACCGAAATGTCATTTCAGGTATTCCTGGATATTTGTTATTACGTCTTGCAAAATCTATCAATATATTATTATTAAAAGCTTTTGAATATTGATGTGGATTTTTTCCAGGTTTATTATATATTTCATTACGCGCAGCCGATATAGATGTTTTTAATATAGAAACAAATTTATCCGCACTACCATCATTATCATCATTATCATCATCTTCTTCATTTTCAAGTTTTTCAGACATTATTTCAATGGCTTTTTCAATAAACTTCTTTCTTTTATCTAATGCTTCACCACCTTCACCACTATCATCAAACATATAATTTTTGTAATTTTTTGTTTGAAAACATTTAGAAGGATAATATGGTGTATTATTTATTAAATTCTTATTCATATCATCTATTTTATCACTATATTTTGGAACAATTTCAACTAAATCTTCACCAACATCAGATACACATCCCATATTTAAACAGGTTTTTTCTAATTCATAATATAATAAGTCATTTTTCCAATTATTTTTATTTTTTAAATTTGCATTTATTTGAAGTTTTTTTCTATTATATTGGGGTAAAGACCAATATTCATCTTCGCCCATATCTTCTATTTTTTCATTAATATAATCAGTATTTTGCTTAACAGCGCGAAAATACATTGATTTTTTACTTACTATAAAGTTCATCCATTTGTTTTGTTGCGATGCCGATTCAAGTGAAGGAAAATAAGTGTATTTATTTTTATTTTTTCCATTTTTAATTTTCATAAGATTAGGAACATATATAATAATTTTGTACTTACCTTGAAATATATATTTAACCATAGAAGTTTCTTTGAATTTATCAAAATATTTTTCAAATTTTTTTTTAATATTAATATCAGTAATTTCTTTAATAAAATTATTGATAATATTGGCATTTTTTTCATTTGGATTATATTCTATTACTTTTGCTATCATTACATAAATTGGCAATGGTACTTTGTCATTAAATGCATCAACTCTTGGAATTTTGCTTATTCTATTTTTAATTTCATTTTTAATATTATCTATTGTGGTTTCAAATTCTATACAGCATATATTATCATTTATATATTCTTTTTCATCATATTCTTTAAAAGTTAAATTAACACATCTTTCAAATATTAGAAATTTATTATCATTATCTGGATTTAATGCTTTATTACAATCATTAAAAGAGCTTTCAGCGCTACATTTATTACCTTTGACATTTTTATAAATAAGCATTATATATTATTATTTTATATATATATTATATATTTAATGGATAATATAATAGACGATTGTATAACAAATAATAGTGATTATGATATAGCAAATGTTATATATAAAATTTTAAAAAATGATTTTAGATATATTGAAAAAAATGTATGGGAGTATCTAGAAAATGACATATGGTATACTGATAAAAAATGTGAAAAATTGAAAAACGCTATAAGAAACAATGTTTGTAAGTTATTTATTCAAAGATCTATACATTGGGCTAATAAAACAAATAGTCTCAATAGTAAAACAGAAATGATGTCATCAAAGTTATTATTTATTGGAACAAAGCTTAAAGAAGATAAATATATATCTAATATTATTAAGGAGACTAAACAGTTTTTCATTTCTGATGAATATTAATTGTCCTGAAAATTTAAATATTTTATATCGCACGTTTAAATCCGCTTATAAATTTGACATTAATCAATGTATTATAAATGAAATTAATTGCAGTTATTTTAGCGATGTCAAGAAACATTTATTAAATGATAGTTTTTTAGATTGGAATTTTGTAATTGATTATTATAATTCATGTAATAAATGTTACAAAATATCTTATAAAAATATTAAATTTAATATTCTTATAAATGGTAATATATGTAAGAAAAATCGCGAGCATTTATGTAAAAGCATTTATCGCGTGTATCTTACAGCACAATTATATAATATAATCAAGGATTTCAATTATTATATTATCATGTATCCAGGTAAGCGTACTTTACCAAAAAAACACACTATTTTAAATGCAGTTAATATAAATGGTGGTTTTACTTACAAAAATACAAATGATATCTATATTGTAAGATTTCAAGATTATGAAAAAGTAATATTACATGAGCTATTACATCATAATATTAATATTGATTATGATGGATGGAATGAGCATAATTTGTATATATTAAAAAAAATAAGCAATATTAGTGAAAAACAATTACTATTACCAAACGAAGCCATAATTGAAACATTTGCTTGTATATTAAATGTGATTTTTTATTCAATTGAAACAGGTAAGAAATTTAAAGAATTATTAAAAAAAGATAAAGAACATAGCTTAAAAATTGCTAAAAATGTATTAGACCATCAAGGTGAATATAAATGGTTTGAAAATACTAATTGTTATTGCTATGTTGTATATAAAACAATATTATATGTATATATAAATGATTTTCTCAAAATATATAAGTGTAGAAATGATGACGATATTACTCAGTTTATTATTAAATATTTCCAAAAATTAAAAACAAGATTAAAGAGAATTAAGGGAAAAAGTAAATCATTAAAACAGACTTTTTTTTGAGTACATAATTTTATTTTTATTTAGAATTTATAAAACTTTTAGAATTTTTAGATATTATTAAAATTATGTACTCAAAAAAGCTTTATATAAAACAATACAATATTAATAATTAATAGAGGTATATTATGTCTATTGAAGACGTTAATTATTTAAAAGCAAATAGTATTAAACAAACATATACATTTTTGATTGATAGTAGTGGTAGAGATAAAAATATTTTCCCTGATCCAAATAACTATGTTGTTGAGTTTAGTACGCCTTTTAGAAATATTATAGGTATGGAAATTATTGATGCAAGTATACCGAGAACAATGTATAATATTGATATAGAAAATAATTCAATATATTATTATGTTGGTAAAGATGAGAATGATAGTCTTATAAAATATGGTGTTACAGATGAAATAGATGCAGAAGCTATTATAACGAACTCTTCAATAATAAATAATTCATTAAATATTAAAGATAGAGGATATGCATATATTAAAAATGTAGTAAATCTATACAATATATATAATTCAGGAGGTATTGGTGGGTCAATAAAGGGTATTACAATTAGTTTTAAATTAACTGCATTTTCATCTTATAAAAATTTTATTGGTGCTGATAATTCATATACTTTATTAGATTTTAGATATAATCACTTAATAAATCCAAAAATATCTGATGACGCACCAATAATAGTTAAATTAATTAGACAAAATAATGTAGCACAAACATATAATTTATTATTTAGAATTGGCAATGAAACGAATGAGAAAATAATAAATAATATTAATTTAAGTTATTTAACTCATATTGCATGGACAATATCTGAAAATAACACATGGCAAATATATCTAAATGCTACAACAGATTCATCAAAAACACACGAGTCATCTATTGGAATTAAAAATGTATTTTATACAGATAAATATATTGGAAAACGCTTTGAGTTAGACTATGGTGATTGGGATACGGCAAATTTAAATATAAGTGATTTCAAAATTTATAATAGAGTATTAAATGAAAAAGAACTCTATAATTGTAATAATAATGTTCATACAAATACTATAAATAACTTAATAATATGGTATAAAATGGATGTTATTATTAATGGAGTAGTGGAAAATTCGGGTAATAAAAAAACAATCAATTACATAGATGTATTTAACAAACTTGATATTGTACCAGGTGATTATACACTTAAAACATTTTTTTCAAATTATGATGAATTAAATAATTTTGAAATAGGTTTCAAAGGACATTCTGACCCTTCTGAGTTAACAAATTTAATTGATATATATTCGAGGAAACCTTTTATTTTAGATATGAAAAGGTCTACAATATCTGAAAATTTAGGATTTGATTTGTATGCTAATCAAAATACACAAGGTAGATATATATACAAGGATATTTATAGATATAATGATAATATGATTAAAATATTTCATAGTATTGTTAATGATAAACAAGTTAAAGAGTTTAATGATGGTAAAGTAGATATATATAAAATAGTATCACCTGGTATTGTATATTTTATTGGTAATAAATATATTATAATGAAATGTCCAGAGATTGAAGCGCATCTATATGGTTCATTATCATATTCAAAATATACATTAGGATTGGCAAAATTTCGTGTTGATAATGTAGGTATTAATAGTGAAAGATTAAGTATTACAAAATTACCAGTAAGAGAGTTTCATCCAATAGGTAAATTGGCAAAAATGTCACTTAGATTTGAAACAAACAAAGGAACACTTTATGATTTTAAAGGAGTAAATCATAATATCGTGTTTGCTATATATTATTATGAACCAATACAAAAAAAATTTCCCGAAGGTTCATTATTAAACCCTGAATATAAAATGAATTATATAGATTATCAATATTATCAAGAAGAAATAGAGGGCGATAGCGATGATGACGAAGAAGATTTTTCCAGAGATAATATTATGGATTATAAGAAAAAAGAAAATATGTATAGCGAAGAAGGTATGAAATTGCAACAATACAATAAATTATTTGTTAATAATGATGAATCATCTTCATCGGAAGAAGAATAATTTACTTATTTAATATTGATATTAATTCTTCAACTTCTATTTTTCTTAATTTATCTTCTTCAATATTTTTTTTAATGGTATCTTTTTTATCTTTTGATATTTTTGCACAATCTTCTAAAAGTTTTAAAACTTCTTCTTTTTTGTCACCAAGTGAAAGGTATGGGTTATTTTTGTCTTCTGCGTCTTGTGGACTTTGAAATGTTACATCAAAATCTGCTTTGTATCCCTCACCCGCATTATCAATTGTGACACTTGTTACTTCACCATTAGTAATAACAGCTGTTACATCTGCTTTAACACCACCTAATGGAGTTTCACCCAAATCTATTTTTGGCACAGACCCATAGCCTTTACCAGGATTTGTTATTTCAATTTTAGATATAGCACCAAGTGTTACAGTTGTTTCCAATCCCGTACCTGCTCCTTTTAAGATAACTTTTGGAGCAGATTTATATCCTCTACCACTCTTAGTAACCTTAATAGATTTAACTTTTCCGTCAGCAATTGTTGCAGTACCTTCTGCTACGACACCACCTTCTTCTTCGGGTTTACTAAATTCAATAGTAGTACCTTCTTCAACACCAGAACCGCCATTGGTAACCTCTACTTTTGAAACACCACCAATTTTAGCTTTTCCAGTTGCTGTTACTTTTTCTATTTCAAATCTTTCAACAGTATTTTTACTATAACAAATAGATAACATTACAATGAAAATAAAAATAGCAAGTATTAATGATATATAATTGAATATCATTTCATAATCCATATTTTTATTATTATAATCTGTTATACTAAAAGATTATTTATTTCATAAATAATAAATTTATATTTATATAAGTAGGATATTATGACTGATTTAAATTTATTATATGGTTCAGATGATAATTTGATGGGTGACCAAATGGGGGGTAGAGAAGGTGGTGGAATGTATTCTTCACAATTATCTGGACAACAATTACATAAAATGGCTTCACAATCTGGTATTGAACAAGAAGAAAAACAGCAACAGCAAATGCAACAGCAAATGCAACAGCAACAGCAACAGCAAATGCAACAGCAAGTAAATCATGTACAACATGTACAACCACTACAACAAAAACCTTTGCAAAAAGAAGACGGTAATTCAAGAAGACGTTTAGAATCAACTTTTATGGATAGAATGAATATGAAAAGAACAGAAGTTATAAAACTAGCTTTATTCTCATTAGTAATTGTTCTAGGCATATCAATTGATAGAATGGTAACACATTATATTAGCAAATATATTGGAGATAATGTATTAACTGATTTCCAAGAATTATTGCTAAGAATTAGCTATCCAATTGCCATATTTTTAGTATTATGGATATTTAAAGCAATATAATTTTTTCAATATTTTATAAATACATATATTAAGATTAACAAATGAGTTTTAACGATTTAGTAGATAACTTTGTTAGAAGTTTTAACGATTTAGTAGATAACTTTGTTAGAATTTACAATAGTGATAATACAAAAAAAATTGATAATATATTTTTGATTGTAATTATTTTAATATTTTTAACAATATTATTATTAAATTTACTAGATATAATTCAATTTATAATAAGCAGATATAATATGGTTTCTGAACCTGTTAATACAAGTTCGCCTTATAATGATAGTTTGTATAAAAAATATTGCAATTTATATGAAACTAATTCATTGATTGTTGATCAAAAAACATTAATGTGGTTTTTCATATATTTTATATTGTTTATTATATTCTGGTATAATTATATTGTTGATGCATTATCATATGTTAGAATTAGTAAAGAAATAAAATTAGTTGGATATAGTAAATATTTCAATTACGATTTAACGAATGAAGCTGAATATAATTTCTTAAAATATTTATCAATTTATATATTGATAGTATTTTTAATATTGATATATTATATTTACAATTATTATAATAATTTAAATGTTATTGATACAGAAGTTTATGGTAATATGAAAGGGATAAATGATGAATTTGAAAAATATATAATACCTGATCTATATAAGAAATTGATTAAAAATGATGGTAATAGTTTACCTACAAAATTATATGAATATATTAATAGTGAAGAAGCAAAAGCATTAGTAAAGGAAAGTGATCCAACAAAAGAACCACAACCAGCAGATGTAATGAAGTTTTTTTATCAAAATGAAGAAATTGATAATAGATTAAGATTAATGATAACATATATAGTAAGCGATGATGCTTCTTTTAGAATAATTAAAATGAAATCAAATCCACATGATCCCAATATAGATTATATTCCACCAAATAATAAATGTTTTTATCATATGCTTAATAATCCTAAGAAAAATATTATATTACCTGAATTTGAAGAAGTAATTAATAAATATTTGTTTATATATCCGCCAGATTTTGCTAGAGATAATTTTGATCCTGATATTATTAATCAAGACTATGTATTACCTAGTGAAAATTTAAGAGTTAAGTACAATGAAGTAAAAGAAAGAATATCAAAATATTCTAGAAATATCAATAGTTATCATGAAGATAATACAATATATTATAAAATATGGTTATTATTTATAACAATGTCTGGAATTATAATATCAATATTCACCTTGACGTTTTTTATATTAGAAATAGGATGGATTGATACGACATTTGAAGTCTGGTTGAAAGATAACCTTAAAATATTAATTGTATTATTCACTTTATTTATTTTAATAATTGGCGCAATGATTATTAATTTATAGATATTAATTAAGAGATTGATAAAATCATGGATAATAAAAATACTACAACGGTAATTGGTTATGTAATTTATCTAATAATAGCGTTAATTTTTATTATAACTATAATTGCAATAATTAACTATACATTATATAGTGTATATAGTATTAATGCGATTATAAAAGAACATACCTATAATAACTCACCATTTTTCAAATTAAATCAAATTTACAATTATATGTTGATAAATTATGTTTATTTGCTAAACAAGAATAAGGATATACGTTATAAAAGAACAAATAATTTTTATACAGAAAATAGTGGTAATTTTGAAGAAGTAAGTGGAACAAATTTATATAACGAATATAATTATAATGATTTTAGAGATATAATTTATTATTATGATTATCCATATATTGAAAAACAAATAAAAAAAAATAAAGATGATACTTATGTTTATATTAAATCACCCGTTGATAAAAAAGATAAAGATGGTAAAATTATATTTTGTAAATATGAGAAAATAAATGAAGATTTAGGATTTTTTGAAAATATATCTAGATATTTATGGGAGTTTTTTAGTAGTTTCTCTCTATACGATGATAAAGCGACTTATTTATACGTTCATCTAAATAATAGATATTATGAAATGATAATATTTGTCATATTTATAATTCTATTTATATTTATGATAAAAATAATTATAACATTTACAAGTAACTTATTATATACTATTCGTGAAAGGAAAATTGAAGATGATCAAAGTATTTTTAGATATATTTATAATAAAAAATTTAGCATAATAATAATTATTATATCTGTTCTTTTATATTGCATGGTTCATAGTACTTTGTATAAAAAAATTTTCATTGAAAATGTTTACGATAGAATCTATAAAATATATAATGAATTACTTAAAATTGACTTACAAATGCAAAGTGAATTTAGTGAAATAATTTTATTTTATAATAAAAATAAGGATAGTAATGAAATCAAAAAATTGAAAGCAAAAACTATTGATAATTTAAAATATTTATCTCATTATGGACACTTAGTTGAAAGAGATACTATTGTAGATTTTAATGATGAAAATAATGATGCTGAAACACAGATAGAATCGTTTACAAAAAAAATATTATTAGTAAATAAAAAATTTAATATTGGTAATCATACAAAACTATATAATTTAAAGGAATATATAGAAGAATGTATAAATTATCATTTAACATCTTCAACAATAGAATCAGAACGCGATAAAAGCAATAAATTGTTGGCATCGCAGTTATTTATAATTATGGTTTATATGTATTTTATTAATAATAATAAGGAAGACCCGTATATAATATTAAAATTGAATAAATTAATATTAGGGGATATAGTGAAAGTTGGCTATAAAAATATAGATAAAGATATTGAATATACATTAACATTACGTTCTTTATTATATGAAAAATTAGATATTACAGATACACAAAATCAACTAAATAATATAAGAGATGCAATTAAAAATCAAATATTAAATAAATATAATATATCATCAGATAATGTTATTAAATTAATAAATTTAATAAATAATAAAATAGATATATTTGTTAAAAATGTAGATAATGCAAATGATAACCTTAAATTTTTCACACCTGTATATTTTTTCAATTTATATTTGGCATTAGAAATGGGTGTAAATTTTATTGTAATTTTAATAATATTATATGCTATGTTATATCATGACGAAAGTACACCAGAATTAAAAGAGAAAATTAAAGAAACAATAGAATGGATAAAAGTTGCAAAAGATGAAATAGAAACTGCTATATATGGTGTAATTTAAAGTAATTAAAAATATTATAATAAATAAGAAGTCCCATTTATAATAAATGAGTAATTTTACAATAATTAAACAAAAGTTAGTAGTTATATTTATTATAATTGTATTTATAATATCTTCACTGGTTTTTTTAAATAGTGTATATAATGCCTTGTTTGTATGGTATGATAATGATAATAGCGAGAATGTAAATGATAATAATATTCCAGTATCAACAATGTTTGGATATAAAATATTATTAAATTCTTATGTCGTCAAGGGTAATTGTACAAATTATAATAAAGATATTGTATTGACCACAAATATAAATACAATATTATTTAAGATATATAATTTAATTTTTACATTTTTTGTAATTATAATATCAATTTCAATTATTGCTGAATATGCAGGAAGAAGTAAGATGTCAGCAACAATGCAAGATAGTTTTTATGTTGAAAATCAAAATATAATATATACTGGTATTGCTTCTGCTTTAATATTATTTATAATAAGTAATAATTTTAATAATCCTGGTAAGAAATATTATAATAAATATGAAGATGATCAAAGCACATTTGAAAACTATTTGTATGGAGAATATAATAAAATAATAGATGATAATTATAAAAATCATCTTAAAAGAATTATTAAAAATACAAATAAAAATAACTTTTATGAAATGAATATAAATGAACATTTTAATATTGATTCAACAAAAGAAACAAATCAAAATTTAAATGATATTAAAATTTGTTATAATATTCTTGATTTATGTAAGGAACTTTGTATAATAAATAAAGATACTAGTGTTGATGTTGTAAAAGTGTTTAGTGATTTTATTGATAATTGTGAAAAATCAAATTTGAGTGCCGGTGATAATCTTAAAAATATATATCTTGAAGTAGAAGAAGAAAATAATTATAATAGATCCAATCAAGAAAGTAAAGTAGAAATTACTTCTAATGAATATTTAACAAACATTGAAAAACCGGGATTTTTAAGTAAAAAAGATTTACTTAAAATTGATACAAAAATAGATTTTAGTATTAGAAATGAATATTATATAAAATACAATAATTCTAGTGAAACTAATTATTTTAAAGTAACTAATAAACCAAAAAGTGAAGGAGGAAGTTTAACAGATATATATTTCAAGAAGTATATTCTAGATAATTTTGAGGCTTATGGTACAGATTTAAAATGTA